TTACGAACAATTGAAACACAAGAAAAGATTGCTCGTGACCGATTGGAATATTTACTCAAGCAAGCATCTGACCCTGAGAAAATTAATCCAAGAGTTGACCGTGACATTCGTGCTACGCAAGCAGAGTTGAAGAAGTTAGCACAAGAGAAGTTGCCTCTGATGGCCGAAGAAAACAAACTAGCGGCAGAAATTGGTCCTATCAAATATATCGCCGAAATGTTCTATGATAAGGAAGACCCATCATTCATAGATAAAGCTGTAAGAACCGTAATTATTACAATCATTATTGTATTTGACCCACTTGCTATTTTACTTTTAATAGCGGCACAAGAATCATACCGAAGATATAAAGGCGATAAAGGCGAAGAAATTAAAGAAAGCCTTGACAATGAGCCCGAAGATGGTGTAGAATTTAAGCCATTTTTAGATATGACGAGCAACGAAGTTATACCCAAATCTAAAATCAAACATATGGATGGAGGCACTTTTTAATATGAGTTTATTGGATAAATTAAAAAAGAATACGACAATTAAAGATTCGTCTATTCTTGCTAAATCAAAGTTTTTCAATGAGAAAGACATGATTACAACCGATGTGCCAATGGTCAATGTGGCACTTTCGGGTTCACTAGATGGCGGCCTGACACCAGGTCTTACAATGCTGGCAGGCCCATCTAAGCATTTCAAAACAGCATTTGCACTTTTACTTGCTTCAGCTTATTTGAAAAAATATAAAGATGCTGTTGTTCTGTTTTATGATTCAGAGTTTGGCACTCCACAAAAATACTTTGAAACATTTAATATTGATATGGACCGTGTTCTTCATACGCCGATTACTGATGTTGAAGAATTGAAACATGACATTATGAATCAACTACAAGGCCTGGATAAAAATGACAAAGTGATTGTTGTCATTGATTCTATTGGTAATCTGGCCTCACGCAAAGAAGTTGAAGATTCGCTAGAAGGTAAATCTGTTGCAGATATGACCCGTGCAAAACAAATCAAATCATTGTTTCGCATGATTACACCACATCTTACAATCAAAGATGTGCCGCTTGTTGTTGTCAATCACACATACAAAGAAATTGGTATGTTTCCAAAAGATATCGTTGGCGGTGGTACAGGTTCTTATTATTCTGCTGATACGATTTGGATTCTTGGTCGTCAACAAGATAAAAATGCTGGCGAAGTTACGGGCTATAACTTCATTATCAATGTAGAAAAGTCCCGTTATGTAAAAGAGAAATCTAAAATTCCTATCACCGTTTCATTTGATGGTGGTATTCAGAAATATTCTGGTCTTTTAGATATTGCACTAGAAGGTAACTTTGTTCAGAAGCCTGCTGCAGGTTGGTATGCTAAAGTTGACCAAAAAACTGGAGAACTTGGTGCTAAGTTGCGTGAGTCCGATACACACACGAAAGAGTTTTGGAAGGACATTTTGAATGATAAGAAGTTTAATGAATATATTAAGCAACGGTATTCAATCGCTTTTGGAAGTATTCTTGGAGAGGATGCTGTGGTGGAGGAAACCGAAAGTGCTTAAAGAAGGTAAAGATTTTGCCTTTATTGAGTTTAAAGATAGTGATATTACAGGCATTCAAATCATAGATGGTAATTATGAGGGTGTCGTATATCACTACCACAAAGCCAGAGTGGTTGAGGAAGATGGTTTTGCTCGGTTACAATTTGGTTTTACAATCGTTCATCCTGGTAAACACGACATAGACCTCTTGCAAAATGACGAAGGATTTGTTACAATTATGGGTGAAATCTTACAACAAATAGTATTGAATAAAGCGAAGGCAGATGAACAGATTAGAACAAATAATTCTGAAGAATTTAATATACAATGAGGCATTTACACGCAAAGTAATTCCTTTCATTCGTTCTGATTATTTCTCCGATGATGCAGAGCGAATTGTTTTCAAAGAAGTTTTTGATTTCACCAACAAGTATAAGAATCTTCCAACACACGAAGCTCTTGTAATCAATCTTACTGAAAGTAAATCGCTGACCGAACCACAAGTGAAGTCGGCGATTGAACTTCTCAATGATATCAAAGAATCTAAAGATGAAACCGTAGAACTGGCTTGGATTACTGAGCAAACCGAAAAGTTTTGCCAAGACAAAGCCATTTACAATGCCATCATGGAATCTGTTCATATCCTAGATGACAAACAAACAAAAAGAAGCAAAGGTGAAATACCAAAGTTATTGAGTGATGCTCTTGGCGTTTCGTTTGACAGTAATGTTGGTCACGATTATATGCAGGACTTTGATGACCGATATGACTTCTATCACCGTGTAGAAAGCCGTGTTCGTTTTGATTTGGATATTTTCAACAAGATTACAAAAGGCGGTCTACCAGTTAAAACTTTGAATATTGCTCTTGCAGGCACTGGTGTTGGTAAATCATTGTTCATGTGTCATATGGCTGGTTCTTGTTTATCTCAAGGTCATAATGTGTTGTATATCACACTTGAAATGGCCGAAGAAAAGATTGCAGAGCGTATTGATGCAAACTTGTTGAATGTAGATTTCAATGAACTACACACAATGAGCAAGAATGATTATGAGCGCAAGTTTGAATCACTTAAAGTTAAAACACATGGCAAGCTAATCATCAAAGAATATCCAACTGCATCGGCTTCTGCACTTCATTTTCGTGCTTTGTTGAATGAATTGGCTCTGAAGAAGAGTTTTAAACCAGATATTATCTTTATTGATTATCTAAACATCTGTGCATCTGCTCGTATCAAACCTGGTGGCAATGTAAACAGTTACACATATATCAAATCAATTGCAGAAGAACTCCGTGGTCTGGCTGTTGAAAATAACCTGCCAATTGTTTCTGCAACACAAACAACACGAAGCGGCTTTACAAATTCTGACCCTGGTTTGGAAGATACAAGTGAATCGTTTGGTCTGCCTGCAACGGCCGATTTTATGTTTGCTTTGATTACAAACGAAGAATTAGAAAGCCTGAATCAAATACTGGTTAAACAATTGAAGAATCGGTATTCTGACCCAAATGCTTTCAAACGATTTGTGGTTGGCGTTGACAGGTCAAAGATGCGACTGTATGATGTTGAAGATTCTGCACAAGTTGGTATAACAGATTCAGGCCAAGATGAAGATACTGGCCCAATCAATACATTTGGTGTCCGAGAAAGCAAATTTAACCGAGATTTTGGTGCTTTAAAAGTATGAGTTTAAATTATGAACAGGCCTTGCATTGTGCCAAGGTTTTTGAAAATTATTTTGGCGATTTCAACCGAATAGATGAATATATGCGAGAGCAGAAACTTAATTCTCTTGCAGAATTACCATTTGCTTTGCCAGGTTGCGGGCCCGAAACTGATTTGTTTGATGACTTCACAATAAACCCACAAGACATGGAATTTGAAGTTGTTGAATTAGAATCGGCTAGATGGCAATTGTATTTGGATATTATTTCTTCACATAACAATCTGAATAGCCCTGGTCGTAATCTACGCCTTGCAGTAATGGAAAAGAATACAAAGAAGTGGGTTGGTTTTATTCGTATTGGTTCACCAACGATTATGATGAAGCCAAGAAACGAATTGCTTGAGTGTGTAATGACCAATGAATTAGAAACAACAAAGGCTTTCAATCGTGCTGCAGGTATGGGTTTCGTAATCGTGCCAGCACAACCTTTCGGTTTCAATTATCTTGGTGGAAAGTTACTTGCAGGTATATGTTGTTCACATGAAGTCCGTGAAATGTTGAACAAAAAGTATGATATGAATACTTGCTTGTTTGAAACCACCAGTTTGTATGGCACCACAAAGTCCGTATCTCAATATGATGGCATGAAACCTTATCTACGATTTGGTGGTGTAACTGAATCTGATTTTCTACCAATGATGCATGGCAAACCATATGATGATTTGAAGAACTATGTTGAAGGTATTGTAGGTGAGTTTGTTCCCGCTGATGCCTCTAGCCGCAAGTTAAAGATTAGTAACACAATTATTGCTATGACCAAAGCGGCATTAAAAAGCCACAAAAATGATTACGATGCATTTATGGCCACTATTGAGAAGGCCAAAGGTTTGACTGAAAGAAAACGATACTATTATTCAAATTATGGTTTCTCCAACTTTAAAGATGTGGTTCTTGGAAAGACAGATAAACTTGTACCAGACAAGGAGAACTATGATAAACACCATCTGGAAAACATTGTAGAGTGGTGGAAAAAGAAGGCTTGTAGTAGATTTACAACACTTCAGACAGAAAACCGATTGAGGACAGAAATAGAAGTATGGACAGGCGACAAAGAGATTGACATTATTCGTTAGTCATGGTAGGATAAATACAAGATTACGGAGATTTAAATGGCAATAAAGTATTTGTCTGGCGGTGAACAAACAACTGTAAACTCTACAATAACGGAATTATTTCCGGCATTGTGTTTTAATAACGGTTATAACCCTAAAACTCCCGAAGATTTAGAAAACTTTATTAATGGCCTTAATTTAAATTCAGATAAATCTAAAAAAACTTTTGTAAACGCCAACAATATAAAAGCAGGTAAAGAATTCATCATTCTCAAAGATAGGATTCGGCCTGATATGAAAGCCGAAAAAATACAAAACGCATTTGCGATTACAAAGTTTTTATTTGATACAAATAAAATAAGAACAATTGAAAAGGTCATTTGGGGTTACAGAGAAAAACCTGCTGGTGTTCCCAGCAATCACGCTGGTGACATTTTTGTTTTCTTTAAAAATAAACAATTAACACCAAAAATTGCTGGTGTATCATTGAAGGCCGGTTCAGAAAAATCTTCTGAGCCAAAATTAAATAGTTATGTTAAAACCACATTAACAAAACCAATGTGGAAAAAATCATCACCAAAGGCAATGGATGAATTGAAACAGGAACTTTGGGACAATGTTTACTCTAAAGTTCCTGGTCTTCCTAAAAAAACAGTAACAAAAGATAACTACTATGTGTTGCAAGGTGCGAAAGATTCTACAAAAATTCATCCAATGATGATTGAAAAACTCATTGATTTTTTTGAGGCTGATCCAAAAAGATTTGATGAACTATATGGTGTGATGAATAAAATATGTCGTGAAAAATTGTGTAAGGTAATTAACAAAGATTTAAAAGCAACAACAGAATGGATATCGCAAGAGTTTAGATTAGAGCGAAGAGATGTAGAAATACCTCTAGTATTAGTTAAAGCTATTAGAACAAAATATGAATTAGCAGGAGACCCTCTGGTAGATTTTTTACCAAGATTAACCAAAGCTTACGCTTATTTAAATAAACAATCTGTGCAAGAATGGTTTATTGATTTGTATGCTGGTAAAGATAAGATAACATTGTTGATGACGATTCGTAGTGATTCAGAATTTAGAAGAGCAAAACCAAAAGGCAAATTAGGTTCTTTTGTGGGACTTAAATTGTTATATCGTGGTGTAAAGAAATGAATTTCACAAAATCTAAAAAGTATAACTTAAAAATTTCTTATGTTTAATTTTAAAAATTATTTAGAGGAGGAAAATCAAGGTGTTCTTCTTGCCGAAACAAAAGATGGCAAGAATGTTCACCTTGAGTGACTGAACATATTGAGGATGAAGTTCTGAATGATGGCGTTGTTGGCGCTCGGTCAGCCATCAACTTTCTACAATCACTTCGCAATATGCTAGCAGGTAACTCTGATA